CGCAACAAGGACGGCATCGTTGCTACCGGCATCTGGTCAGAAGTGAAAACTGTGCATGGCGTTAAGTTCACCAAGTCTGTCTACGCTATGGCTAAGGTCGGTGCGGGTTATGAGCTTGTTAACTTTCAACTCAAGGGCTGTGCTCTTACAGCATGGATTGAATTTGAAGACAAGGTTGGTGGCTCCAATACATTAGAGGGAGACGTTGTAGTAGCAGTCACCGAGGCAGTTGAAGACCGCAAGGGTGCTGTAAGTTACAACAGACCAGTCTTTAATATTGTATCTAACACGCTGTCCAATGAGGCTGCTCTCCAAGCAGACAAGATGGATGGCACGCTACAGGAATACCTGTCCACCTACCTCAAGGTAGAGAAGCCCACTGAGGACGATGACGAGGAAGAGAGTGAGCCAGAGATTGCTTACTCGGAGCCTGAAGTTATCGCAAACCCTTTCTAGGCATATGGGGCTAGCCCTTCTCCTCCGGGGGAGGGGCTTTATTTTATAATGGTTAAGAAAACTAACCCTAAGGATGCTTGTGGCATAAAGAAAGTGCCGCTATCAGGTATGCCAGCCAACGTGCTACTTGAAGCTGGGCTTGTAAAGCTACACGGAGACTTGAAGTATGGCAGGTTCAACTGGCGTGAAGCAGGTGTCAGAGGCTCTGTATACTACGATGCTGCCTTCCGTCACCTAGCCGCCTGGTATGAAGGAGAGAACAATGACCCAGACTCTGGGCTACATCACATCTCCCATGCCATAACAGGTCTTGCCGTCCTAAGAGACTCGATCATGAGAGGCAACTGGGTCGATGATAGACCAGAACCTACTCCCAACATCGTATCAGAACTAAATAAAAAAGCTATTAAAATTATAGAAAAGAATGGATCAACCTCATAACTTAGAAGCAGAAGAGGCGTTGCTGGCCTGTTGCTTAATAGACAATGCTTCCTATGACAGCATCAGCACCATCGTCAACGCAGACGATTTCTACGGCACTTCCAATAAAATAATCTTCAAGGCTATATCTAAGTTATGCTCCTCCGGTCAAGAGTTCTCCGAACTCGACCTTGATGAGTTACTAAAGCGTGAAGGCACAGACAAGGAGGCAGGTGGACTCAGCACCATAATGTATATACAAGGGCAAGCTAGTAGTTCTATGCAGATAGGAAGCTATGCCAAGATTATAAAAGAGAAATCCAAGTTACGTCAGATCATTCGCACCTCTCGCATCGCCATTGAATCAGCGAAAGAAAACCAAGACCCAGACGTAATTATTGCTGACATCGAGAGGGCTGTTACTGCTACCCTAGATAATAACTCTGCTACTGACCCGTCCATAAGAGTAGCCGCTGAGTCCTTGCGTGAGGACTTCAAGAAGATGGAGGAGGGAACCTACGATACCTTCGCCCTACCAACTAGGATCAAGCAACTAGACGAGAAGCTGAGTGCGGGTGGCATAGCCAATGGAGAGGTAATGGTTGTTGCAGCTCCTACCTCCTGTGGCAAGACTTGCATCGCCCTCAACGTAGCCCTACAGAATGGCGTGACTCACAGCAAGCCGGGTCTATACTTCTCCTTTGAGATGCAAGCCAAGAGTCTGGCAAAGCGTATGATACAGACCTGTTCTGCCGTGAACCTCAACCAGTTTCAGGAGGGTGTGCTATCTGCAGAGAAACAGAAGCGGGTGTGGGATGCTACCGAAAGAGTAGAGAACGCCCCCATATACACAGAGCACTACGTTAGGAATGTTGATGAACTTCGGTCACGTGCTCGTATGTATAAACGCAAGCACAAGATTGAATGGATTGTGATAGACTATCTGCAGCTTGTCCCTTGGAACACTAAATTAAAGAAGCATGACGGCATCGCAGAGGTTAGCCACCAGATAAAACTTATGGCTATGGAGTTAGACCTACCTGTTATACTGTTAGCACAAGTAAACAGAGAGGGAGCCAAACGCGAAACTGGTATTACACTATATGACCTAAAGGATTCCGGGGACATCGAGAACGACGCAGACATTATTCTCTTGCTATGGCCTAACGGCTCAGATACAAAGGAAGCCACAGTCCACAATGATCCTGTTCATGGCACACATATATCTATCAAATACAATATAGCAAAGCAACGTGAAGGCGAGCGTGACCAGTATGGTAAGTTTGTTTTCCAAAACCACATAGGCAGATTTAGTTGAATAATTTTCTACACATGATTTAAGTTTGTGCCGATGGATACATAGTCTTCGTGACTCCATCGGTTAAGCTCCGACCCCTCTTAGCAGTTTCACAAGAGTAGACCCACAGTAGAATGGGAAGGGGTTCAAATTTAAATCATGACATTTTATAACTCCCACAATCATAAATATGACACAGGAAAACCTAACACAGAAGCAAGCCTATAACCTCTACCTAGAAGGTTTTAGTTACCATCAAATCGCTCAAGACTATGGAACAAGTGCAGAGGCTGTGCGCTCTAAGATTAGGCGATACAAAGCCACCATACCATCGGCTCAGGGAACAGAGAGAGTCCTAGTCATAGCAGATACTCACTGCCCTGCCATGCACAGTGGCTACATAGACTTCTTACTCTCTATCTTTCACAAGCATAGATGCACACGCGTAGTTCACATTGGTGACCTAGTGGACTGGAACGCCATCAGCTTCCACGAGAAAGACCCAACCATGCCCAGCGCGGCAGACGAGTTTGTATCGGCAGCCAAGCAGGTCAGAGCATTACACAAGGCTTTCCCGGAGGTAGACTACCTCGTAGGTAATCACTCAGCCCTACCAGAGCGTAAGGCACAGAGTGTTGGACTACCGCCAGAGGTAATACTTAACTTCAAAACTTTATGGGGTCTTGACGGGTGGACGATACATCCTAGGTTCACAGACCTAGTAATTGATGGAGTCATATACAGACACGGAGACAAGGAGAAGGGAGGACAGATGTCGGCTCTGAAGAACGCACAAGCCCAGTTCAAGTCTCTGGTCATGGGTCACCTCCACGCACAAGCCGGCATCAACTACCACGCCAACCAGGATGATATTGTCTTTGGTATGAACGTAGGCTGTGGGGTAGATCACCATCACCCCGCCATGAATTACGGGCGTGTCTACGCTGCCAAGCCAATCCTTGGATGCGGTGTAGTATACTCTCCCAAGCTCGCTTTCTTTGAACCAATGTTTATCTAATCACTATGCCTGAAGAAACCAGAATAACCTACCAAATGTATGATCAGATGTGGTTTGATTTTTCCAACGGACTTATTACAGAGGAGGAATGGAGAAAGTTTTTCAATAAACTTCTTGATCAAATGATGAACGACGACGAGTATGAGATAGCTCGATCTGACCCCAAAAACACAAAGGTATAAATATGATGTATGAACACAAACTAGAGATGGACAACTACACTGGTAGCATAACCAATGTCATTGTAGAGTTTGAGGCTGACGCACCGTCATCACGCGCCCCAGAGGTCAACGGTATATATTATCTTGAGTCCGACGAACCTTTATCTAGCGATGATCTTTCATATCTGCTTGAGTGGATCGAGCAAGACTCAGGCAAGTGGCAACCAATTTCACATAATAAATAAATGCAACAAACAAAAACTCCATCCGTATACAATATTAACTCTGAAGTAATTCTGGCAAAAGGCTTAGATGCTATGACTAAATCATGCGAGGCTCTGACTGCTCAGAACGAAAGACTAAACAAAGATATAGAAAATTTAAAAAATAAGATTGATATGCTTCAGCATCGTCTCTTATCTAACGCAGAAGAGCGAGAATAATTTTGTTGTTCATAAGTGCACAAAGAGTAAGTCGTGAGTGCTCCGGAAAGGTTTCTTGTATTACATGTCGCCTATATAGGGTTGCCGTCAGCCAGCCTTCCAACCACGACGCTGACACCTTTAACTTTTAAGGGGGTGTAAGGCGATCGACTTGGTCTAGAACTAAGGACGGAGGTTCAAATCCTCCCACCTCCACCTTTAACTTTATAGACCTCGACTAGCACCAATGATAGAGTCATTGACCGCTTCTCTAAAATTAGGGTCAGCATCGCCCTCTCTAGCTAATGCTTGAATTCCTTTCTCTGATGAGAACATAAGCGAAATAACCTTAGAGAAGTTCTTTTCAAACTCTTCTTGGGAAACCTTTTTGTTCAAAAGTTTCATCAAAGGAATCAACGCATCTGTGCCGTATGCCCAACCCATAATTCTGTTACGAACTGAACCCATAACGTCACCGACGAAATAACCAGCGATGTTGCCAGGTGAGAATATAAATCGTGGCTTAATATCTTGGGTAGCTGATTTTCTAACAGCAGAAGCAGCATCTAAAACTTGATTTGCAGAAATAATCTCAGTGGCTTTCTTTTTGCCTAATACGGCCTCCATGTTCGCCCTGAGTGTTTTTCCATTCTTACCAGCCAAGTCAGCCGCAAAGCGTTGAGGGTTCCATATTCCTGCTCCAGTTGAGTCTAATTGTGCTCCACCGCTATATCTAGCAAAGAACTGCGAAATATACTCTTGTCGTACAGCCAAAATTTCATCAGGTGAACCTTTCGCTATTTGAGCCATAGCCTGTCTAACTTTGTTGGTATTCCCAGTAATTAAGGCATCTGCAAATAAATGCGGGGTTAGTTCTGAAAAATCTCCCTTAATGATATTTCTCAATATAACATTATCAGCAATCTTTTTAGCCTCTGCTTCTTTAGCTGTTCTTGCGGCAATAGTCTTAGACAAGTTTCTAACAGCATCTGTACCATATTGACCAAACAGATCTTCAATCTCTTGAGTTGTAATCTTACTAAGATCAGCACCCCTGGTCTTCCGGACTATTTCATTAAGAGTATCAAAAGACTTCAATTGACGTTCGCCAAACAGTTCAGTAATTATACTGCGATCTGCATTGCTCAAACGAACACCATTAGACAAGTCAGTTGTGCCATCAACGCCTAACTTAGATAGGAAGGCTTGCTGAAGTTCTTGCCTTGCTACAGATCGAGTTATTTCATCAGCAGGATCAAGGGAATCAAGTGCTTGCCTAATCTTGGCTGGGTCACTAAGAATGTCGTTCATAACCTCAGATGGCGTATTAACTCTCCCACCTGCACGTTCAGCCAAAGCTCTACCTGCTGGCCCTCTCTGGTAAGCTAGCATCCTATCCGTGTAGAACTTATTAGCATTATCGTAAGCTTGAAGAAAATCTGCTCCTGATCTTTTTGCTATTCGATTTCTTAGGTCGCGAAGAGCATCTGCTGCAACCGAAGCAACCTGAACTTGGGTTTTGCTACCCACTGCTCCTCCTGCTGGAATAGCATCTTGTACTGTTTCAATCAACTCTCGCAAAGTTTGAAAGTCTACCCTTCCAGCCTTCTTTTCTAAATCTGCAATTTCTTTTTGAAGTTTTTTAGTGCTTGGTTTTTTCCCGGAAGCTATTTGTTCTTTAAGGTATCTTGCTCGCCTTTGAGCCGCTACTTTAACTTGAAATTCGCTAAGTATTTCATTAACCTTAGCGTTTTCTTTAACTTTAAACTTCTTGAGTGCACCCCTAATGGCATCAACTACTTGACGATCAGATGCTGATATATTTTGTTCAGCAGCTATACGATTAACTTGAGCATAGTTTTCAGCATTTTGTCTAGCAACATTTTGTTGTGCACTCTCAAATAGCCTCACGTATCGTTGACCAATCTTGTCCATGTTGACTGCATCCTTGGCTGCAAGTTTATTCAGACGACGAGAGAAGGTTCCTTGAAGTTCTTTAGCCGCTTCTTTGTCAAGCCTAGCTACATCATCAATTAGTGTTTGATACTCACCTGCAATGCGTTGTGCGGCTCTACCAAAGCTTTCACCCGTATCTGTAACGCCTTCGCTAGCGGCTTGCTTATAAGCCGCAATATTGTCACGAAGCCTTGCGTATCTTTCTGCAATCTTACTTCCTGGTCTACCTGCAGCAATTTCAGAAGCAGTTTCAGTTGCTCCCCTGCCTACCCTCATGTCAGGGGTAAGTTTTAATCCACCTTGCAACTTAATAGCCTCAGACTTGTTTAGTATAGTTTCGGCTTTTGTTAGGCTAGAGGTCAGGTCTTCAGCAATGTTTCTACCTATTTTACCAGAAATACCTTTAGCTATTCCTGCTGTAGCCAGATCAATGGGAGCCATAATTGCAGTCTCGATGGCTGTTCTCTTAGCTATATCTCCTGGTCTAATAGGTTCGCCACTTAAAGCACGAACAGCGGCATCTTGTAATCCCGCTACAGTTGCATAACCAGCAGCACTACCAGCAGCAGTTCCCAGAACTGGGCTAAGGAAAGAGCCACCGATGGCCCCAGCAACAGCACCAGCCGTAGGTAAAACTTCACCAGCAGTATCACCAAAGAAGTCAGCGATTGATGTTCCCTCTTCGTCTACGGCACGAAACTGGTTGTTTGTTTCTTGAGCATCTCGATATAAAAGTTTGGTCTTGCCGCCTATCTCTATGGCCTCAATGTTTTCTCGACCGTATCTATCTTCAAGTTCTTTAAACTTGTCTTGCTCTGTGGGTTGAAAGGATAGACTTAATCTACCCTTGAACCCCATGCCTTGGGTTACGTCAACTTCTGAATCTTTAAGACCTAGCGAACGAGCTACAAGTTTGCTCATCTGAGATTGTTGATCTTGTTTATCTAATTCAGTAACACCATCTTCCGAAAGTTTATACGAACCAGACCCAAGAGATTCTTTGGCATTCTGTTGGAAAGTTGGGTGCGCCCTGATTGAATCGGCAAATAGTTTAGCATCTTCGATTTCTCCAAGTTCGTCAGCCCTAACAAATGCGTTTTGTAGCTGTTCTAATGTTGCCATATTAGTTGTATTTTGGGTCTGATAGTAGTGTATCCGCAGCACTTGCTACGTTTCTGTCGTTGGGAACAGCTTTTTCAGTTGTAGCATTAGCATTTTGTGTTCCCAAATAGGTTTGTGCGTCTTTTTCTCCATATTCCTTAACGAACGCTTCTCTGATGCGATTGTAAGCATTTTCTCTAACTTGTATGTAATCTTTAACAGCTTGTCGGCGTTCTTCATCTCCCATGCCATTTTCAAAGATTGCTCCTTGCGCACGCTCAACTTTTAAACCTTCAACTTCTGTTACAGAACCAAGGCCACCGCCAAATGCCTTAATAACCTGCATACCCTTAATAAAGGCATCACCAGTTAGAACACCTGATGCTCTTTCAAGTTGTGCTGCGGTAGATGTTGGGCTAAGTTTAGCAAGAGTTTTAGCTAGAAGACCTTCGGTTCTTGGTTTTAACGTTAAAGTTCTTACTTCTTCTCCAGTTTCTTTGATTAGGTCTAAATCGGCTTTTAACGCCTGAAGAGAACCTAATGCTTTAGCCCGACTTACTGAGCGTTCACCCTCGGTTTCTTTTGCCTTTGTTTCTGCAGCCAGAATGTCTTGCTCTTGCTGATAAAGAAACTTTGCTCGGTTTAGTCGCTCTGTTTCAGTAAGACCACCAGTTGCTTGTAGCGGCTGACCCGTTTTCAATTCAACACCAAGTTCATTTGCAACTTGATTACCACGAGCAACCTCACTAGGAGTTGCGCCACGAGCATTGGCCTTAGCCATCGCAGTTTGGTCTGCCATACTAATGCCATCTCCTCTTGCTGCCCTGCGATCACGATCACTTATAGCTTGATCGGCTCCAATTCTAGACTCCCGTTCGGCACTAAGTTGATTCATTTGGTCTTGAGTTAAAGTTACTCCACGACCACCCAAAGGACTTTCAGCCCCAGTGAACCCTTGTTCTGGCATTGCTTGACCACTTAGGAACTCTGATAGTGATGCACCGCCTATGGTAGTTAATCCGCTTGTGGGAGCAGTTGCTTCTTGCCTCTGCGTTGCCTCTTGCCCTTGCGTTGCACCTTGAATCTGATCGTTAGAAATAGTTTGGTTTTGATTGGCCATAGCATCCGCAACAGCCTGTTGATTTGCATCCATAAAAGTTTTTTGATCTGGACGATTAAAATCGAAAGGAGTGGGGTTTTCTATAGTTTTGCCCGTAAATGGATCAATGTTTGATGGAGGTTGTCCTAAACTTTCTTTTAGTGCTTTCTGCCCTGCACTTTCAAGTCCAAGTGACTCTAGAGTTACAGGAGTAATGTCAGTTCCTTCTTGGGCTTGAGTGGCTCCAGCAGATGGTGGAGTAAAAGTGGGTGGCAAACCAGCACCACCACTAATTGCACCAGATGGGTTAAGGAAAGACCCTAGACGAGACATAAAGGATGGATCGTTATTTTCTGGTGAACCCACGGGAACCTCTTGATTCAGGGCAGTATTGACAGTACTAGGTGCAGGTAAAGTTGTTGGTGCAGGTGTAATAGCGTTTACATCCATATCAGGCTTTAGATCACCTCCGGGGGTAAACACAGAAAGAGCATTTACTCTGGATGGCGCAACGTCGTCAGCATAAGGAAGAAAACGAGGTTTCCCGATTAGGGCATCCTCCGTATTTACAGCAGGTGCTTCTTCTTCTTCTTGTTGTCCGATAAGGGTATTATCTAGCTCTTCTTCTTCGTCCATAGGGTGTATTATATCATAAAGGGTTAACTGTAAGTGTAATAATTAAATTATGTAGGATTCAAGCCAGTTACCGTAATTGATCCCTCAACTGCAGGGATTCCTCCAAAAAAAGTTAAAGCAACCATTGTTGGTATAACTGCTGCTGGGAGTGTTACTGAAAATGACCCACTTGGATTATGCGTTCCGTTGTTAAAACTAAAATATCTAGTAAAGTTACCTGTGTCACCTATGCCAAATGTTATGTCATCCTGTTGACCATCAGTGCCTTCAGCCGAAAAACTTCCAGCAAATGTAAAACTTTGTGCCGCTTGATAAAAAAAATAAATTCCTTCGTAGTTAAATGCTGTATCTAGTGTGCCAAATTCTTTTGTAAACGAACTTCCTGATTCTGAGTGCATTTCTTCAACAACTGAACTTCCGTTAGAGGTTATATGAAGATAAGACCATTCCCCGTCAGTATCTCCCACTCCACCTCGACCTCCAACCCAAGACCTTATATTGCAATTTACTGGAAGAATAAGATTTGCAAAACTTTGTGCAGGATAAGAGGCACTTTCATTTAAAAAAGAATCAATTGCGGTTGAACGATTTGATCCTTGGGCAAATGGCCCTGCTCTAAGAATAGCGTTAGGCATTATACGGACTTAGTTAAAAATATCTTCTGACCAGCAGTGTTATCGGATTTAACTATGTCCAATGTTTGTTGAGAAAAGCCAGATGCCGAAGACCCTGCGGCGGCTCCATTTATGTCTGCTACTGGTGGAAGTGTTGATTCAAAGTTAACATCTCCACCCTGTATAATTGGTTCAGACGTTAGAGAAGTTGCATTGGAGTATATCTCACCTACAGCGGCCTCTTCGTTAGAATTAATTTTTTGACTAACATTTGGGTTAGTTATTGGATCGTTCTCAGGATCACCGTATAATAGTTCATTGTCCATTATGTAAATTCAACAACAAAATTAGCGTTACCTACAATGCCGTCCAACCTAAATGTTGTTCCATCTACGGTTTGAGCAACGTTATCATAAGTTATTGATGCTGGGGTTTCACTAAAAGTAAAATCAATGCTATCTCCCTCTGCTCTATAAATATTGCCTGTAGGAGAGATTGTTTGACTACCCGCATCGGTGCCTGTTTTTGAAGCAACAGTTTTGTATCCAAACACAGCTTCAATGCTGTTGGCTCCAGAAACATTTGTAAATGTATGTTGTTGTGCTATCGCTGGATTAGATATTGATTGATCAGAACCGTTTACAGTGAAACTAACAACGTGTCTCTGAACAGAGGCATCAGATGAAATGACAGGTGTAGCGGTATATACAGGATCATCGCCATCTGTAAACTCATTATATCCCTCTGGAAATGTAACTCCTCCAAATGAGCCAGAGATAGTTCCGTTTTCTGATGCACTTGAATTAACAGAAGCTCCAGTAAATGTTACATTGGTTTTTAAAAAATACTGAGTTCCGCTTTGATCTCTTAAAAAGGGAACTACCTTTGATCTATAAATACCACTAGTGCTATAAGAGGTTGATCCAGTTGCTTGAATAAAAGTTGAACTTCTGTATGTGCTAGCCCTTGAACCTGTTGATCTTGTTGCCCCAGCTCCTACTAAATATTTTGTAAAAGTTTGAAACTTACTTGAAGTTCCGGATGCACCACCAGTAGTGTTAACAAAAGACTCTCTAGTTGACATACTGCACCAGTTTATGCCATCATCAGAATAGGCAACTTCTGCATCCGCATCACTTGATGTAGTTAAAAAAACCTCAACAGTGCCTTCTCTTCTATATGTCTGAGGAACTGTTATAGCTCTTGGAGCTATTGTACTAGCAAGTGATGAGGAAATAAAGCTAGCTACTTTTAATATAGAGGTAACAGCACTAGACATCGTGCCGGGTTTTGTAACAGTAAAATATTCCTTGTACTCACTAACCTTTAAAGGATTAGAGAATCCATCATTAATTACCAGTTGAGTATATTGAGGAACTCCCTTGGCATCATAACTTTCTGTGGGCATAAAGAATAGTGCATCGGACTCCAGTGCGGTTTCTGTACCTGGCTTAAATATAGGGTCTCTTGCGTGAATGACACTAGCAGGTTGACCGCTGCTTTGAATCTGAAATGACTGAATCGCAGTCATGGGAGTTCCAGAACTAGGACGTATTGATATTACTTTTCCTAGTTCATTAAACTTACCTGCTCTTTGTCCGAATCCCATAATTAGCACTTCCAACGCTTTAAGGCTAGTGCCTTACGTGTTGGTCTTCCTTTCTTGTCCTTCATTGGACCTTTGACTCCTGCCATTCTAGCACAGAATGATTTCTTTCTGGCTAGCTTCTTACCCTTGGGGTTGGACTCCGTAACAGGGGGCTTGAGGTTAGCTCCAGTCTTGCGCTTAAAGTAAGCACGGCCAGCAGCAGTCAGTCCTCCCTTTTTACTTTTGTGTTCCTTCCTCATTAGCTTCTTACCTTTGCTCTGGGTGTGTTGGCTACAACTGTCTTTCCTCTGGCTCCTGCTGCTTTCTTCTTTCTAGCAGTGCTCGCTCTCTCCGCTTTCGTAAGACTGAGAGCCTTTCTCTTAGGGAGGCAACGGTCAGGGTTTTTCTTATCTTTCGACGTTCCGCAAGGTCCTTTGATTGATCCATCAGTTCCAATCCTTACCCAGTTCTGCTTGAGCCATTCTTTTAGTTGAGCCATTATTTTCCAATCTTCTTCATTGCCCTCTTGTGGGACTCAGTAAAGGTAGCACCTTCTTTTATTAGCTTACGCATAAAAGCCATATGCTTTTTAGTATGATGCTTAGAGTGAGCCTTGAGTGCCGCCTCTTGTCGTTTACCTATCTTATCCATTATCTACCTTTCCGTTTGCCCCCCTTGGCTTTCTTAGCATAGTTAGGGTCTTTGCAATACTTGGACGCAGCTAGGTTGGCGTAAGCGGACGGATACGTATCAAACGTCCGTCTTGCCCAAGCCTTACCTTCAGGGCATATCTTACCCCCGCTTTTTGCTTTTTTTGCCATTCTTTACGAGTGATTTGAGTAGCTTCGCTTGCCCGGCGTGAGCCTTAGAAGCCTTCTCAAGCTTTCTTGCGACGCTGAGTATTTTCCTGTGCATTTGATCTCCTTAATACTTTGAAGTCAGCCTCGGTAATTTTATTACGAGGGGGTGCAACCCTAGCTATCTTCTTCTGTTTTGGACTGTATTTGCTGAATGGCATTACTTCTTCTTCTTTTTCATAGCCATCTTCTTCATCCCCTTAGCCTTAGCAGCTTTAGATGGACGACCTACTTTGCTTCCGTATGTTCCTTTTCCCATTGGCATAATATTATCTTTCGTTATTTGATTATTGATTGAATCCAGGCTACGAGCTTGGATGCGAGAGATTTTACCTTGCAGATAAATTTGTCTTTAGTTTTGCAGATGCAGCACTTCATAATTATTTCTTTCTTTTATTGTGAAAATCGAATAGGACTTTTACCTTTTCTGTAAGAGCCTCGATGTTGTAGTGCATCCTAGCCAGCACAATGATAAGCGTAATGATGCCAATACCGATAGGCCAGAGAGATGATATGATTTGTAAGATTTCATTCATTTAATAGTTGATGAGCCGAAGTAGAATCCAACGATGGCTAAAACTGTTTGACGAACCTCTGGTAGTATAAGGTATCCGTTAAGGGTCTGATATTTGATTCCCTTGAACATGCCGAAGAAGTGAGATGTCTCTTGTCCAACAGTAACTCCCTCTGGGCTGTGAGCCAACAAAAAGGGGGCTACAACGACCGCAAATAGGACGGTGCATACTATGACCCTCCTGACCCACTCACCGCCCCTTGTGGAGGCTTTCTGGTGGCTTTCATCAGCAGCGGCTTGCTTCTTGATCATAGCGTCCACAGTGCCTTGCTGATTAGCGACAAGTTGTCCAATCAGTTTGAAGATAAAGCCAGAGGCTCCTCCTCCGATCATTGCTATGAGTTCTGGGGTCATTTAAGTTCTTTGATTAGTTTGTAAATTGATAGTCCTAGAAAGACAAAGGTCATTATACCAACGACTAGACTAACTGCACTGTTGATGCTCTGTAGCCCAAGACAGGCAAAAAATCCAGTTGATCCTACAGTTCCTCTGAGCATAGTATCCATAATCATTTAGTCCTCAACGGGCAAGGGGGTGTAGTGATCAACAGTTGATGCCTCCTCGGACTCGTCCAGGTCATAGTCCGTTACGTCCAATGCCCACATATGGTCAGCCGTTTCGTTAGGATAGGTGAGCCAACGTGTGCCTATACCATCGACCCAATAGCCATAGCCAATCTCCTTGCCTTCTTCGTCGGCACGTTCAATAGCGGCTTCTTTGCTTGCGTATATTAAGTAAAGCATTAGTAAATTGAGTAATGTGCGTTTATACTTGTAGCTAGTGCAGGAATGTTTGCAACGGGGTCCCCAGCATACAAGTAGCATTCCTTGCAAACTCCGCCAGAAGACCTTTCATAGTATCGATTACTACTGCCATCGTAAGCACCAAACAAAGAAAGCGGCGCATCTTCTCTTACATCCAGGTCAGCGGATTCCGTTTCGGTGTTTCCAGAGCCATTTACATTTATAGTAAATTCCCTATTATCAGTAGTGCCATATAGAACTACGTCGGCATCTGTGTTTAAAGATACACGACAATCCATACTTGATGGACTCAAACCCTGTCTTTCATTTCTAAGTCTCCAACTATCAGTGCCAGATTTAACAACAGCTAAAGCTACACCACCTAATTGAAAACCGCCAACACCTCGTGATCCACCCCAAATTATTGCATTTTGAGTAGATGTAACTACAGAATCAGCAGGAACAGTCCCAACATAGACTGCACCTAGTACAGAACCAGCACCACTAGCCCAGTCATCAGTACCAAAGTCAGCATTAATGCCATCTGTAGATACTTGCAGATTTTGCATAGTGTCATTGCTAGTAGCCTGGTTTGACTTTACTCCATTTAGAAATACACCATTTTCAACAATTAATGGTTGCTCGCTAGCAGTTGTTTGAATTAACGGTCTATTGTTACCTGACTGGTCATACCAAGTGTCTACAAAGCCGTCATTGCCTGAACCTACAAAGTCAACTAAAGCTCCAGAAGACACCTCGGACGCTGTAAAGTCCTGCTCGTTGTTGTCGCTCTCTCTGCGGACACGCACAACCTTGGGGTCACCACCAGTAAGGCTACGGAGGCTGTATGCCGCCGCAGCGTTAGGAGCAATCTGAAGGACGCTCTCTCCCACTGAGTTCAGCCTACGCTGGCGACCCAGGGCTGAATCAAGGCTAATGTGCATCCTAGACCTTGTGCAGTGCTACTACACCGTTGTTAATTTTAACAGATGAAAATTGTCCGTAAATAATAGTTCCTGCTCCAAATGTTTTAGAGTTTAAATTATCAGGTGCAGTGCCATCTGGATCAGTTACGTTTGTAGATACAACAGCTGCTGATGATCCAAAGGTTGAATCTTGGAGAAATTGAATAGCTCCAAATGATCCAGCCGTTGTTACGTCAGAACTGCTTGTAGATACAATAATTGAACCTACGGAGCTAAACTCCAGTGCGTTATTTCTTGAACTTGCCATAGTTGTGTATTATATCACAGGGGGTTACTATCGTGATTGACGATTGACGTAAGTAGAGAATCGTTTGTTCACGGTATTGTTATTAGATCGAATGTCTATCTTTTCTAGTTCTAGGGCTAGGTAGGTCTGAGCCACCTGCTCTTCGGCTATTGCCTCCTTTTGACGGTTCTGGACCCGTAGGAAGTCAGCATACACAGCGTGAGCAATGAAGTTAAAGAACTCGCCTGGAACCTCTACCGTTGAGTTGTAGAAGTCAGAGGTAACGGTAAATGGTGTAAACTGCTTCTTATAGGAGACAAATGCTGAGGTGTCGCTTGTATTAGAAATATTTAGTATATTAGCACCGTCAAAGTCTACAAAGAACTCATATTCAACGGCTGAATCATTTACAAATGCTCGCTTGCGGTGAATGCGATTAAAATCACCAATGGTTGTTTTTGCAGAATCAGAAGTAAGTATTCCCCCTTCGGCATAAGGAACTATATATTTTTTAACTACCGAAAGAAGATTAGAACCAGCACGTGGTGTCCAAGTTGTTACATCTTCTACCGCATCATTTTTAGTTGTATCTGCCTCAGTAAATTGAACAGTTCCTGAGGAGTTGAGTGATATTTTTCCATCTGATGATCTCGTGTCAGTTGCACTAATACTAGTAGCAACAACCCAAGCGTTAGATGAGTTCTTGTAAATAAAAGTTGATGTTGAATCTGTATTCTGGTAAATATTGGTATCAGCCGTTGCTGATCCTCCTCCGCCTTCAAAACTTCCAGAATTAACACCAAAAAATTTATATTTCCCATTTACAGCTGTGCTAGTGCTAGAACTTGCACCAGATAGTTCGTAAAGAACTAATGTCCTTTCTTCAGAGGAGACAAAATATCTAGGCCATATAGGACTTTGGTCAAATGCCTGTTGGAACCTGCGGTTGATGAAATCCGCTACCTGTGTATCCTCTGTTCCGCTACCCGGAAGTTCGCCTCCAGTGCCTATCATTGAGGTGATTAATCTAAATAAATCCTTGTAGGTGCGGGTCTGCATTATATTTTGTTAGGGCTAAGTTCTGGGAACTTCTTATTGTAATACTTTAAAAATTCTTTTGAATGTACAGTCTCGTGACCATACTTCTTAACTAGTCGAAAGTATTCTCTTGGTGGAATACTAGCAACTGGCTTGCCAAGAACTGGGTGAGTAGTTCCCTTTAGTGCTTGGGCTTCTTTGGCTGCGCCGGCAACCCTTTGTTTTTCTGTTTGTTTTTCTAACTTGAATCCGTTAGTGATCTCCTTCATAAAGGCAC